ACCGGACAATGGAAATGCTGGCACCGTTTATTGAGAATGCGCAGCCGTATGTATTCGGCGGTGATTATCCGTTAGCACCGTCTACCATAGACCAGCGGTTCAAACAAGCGATAAAGGAATCCGGGGTAAAGCCGATCAGGATACACGATCTCAGGCACAGCCATGCTTCTCTTCTGCTGAATAACGGTGTCAACATTGTGGCGGTATCAAAGAGACTAGGCCATGCGACTGTTACGCAAACTTTAGATACTTATACGCATCTGATGAACGATTCAAACGAGAAACTGATGGAGTTTTTGAACGCCAAAAATAAGAAAACCGAATAAAACGGTATCAAAATGGTATCAGGGCAATAAAAAACCGCATATTTATGCGGGTTTTTTATATATAGTGCGGATGACAGGATTAGTTTATATATATTTTTATCATTACATATAACGTGTTTATGTGGTTTTAACGGTGTATAAAGCGCATAAAAAGACATGGTTTTTTCTGAAACGGTATCAAAACGGTATCACTGCCAATCTGTTTTACGTGAAACAAAAAAGAAACCGTCTCTTGCGCGAAGAAATGGGATAGAAATGCAGAGCGGTTTCTTTTCGATCACAACTATTCAATTTTAAGTTTTGGAAATTGCACGCGGACATTACGTCGTTTGCTTAAAGGAAGATAGCGCGCATTGCAGGATTTTTAACGTTAGACCAGTTTTATATTTGTTATTCAAGCCAGCAATGCGTATCTCCTGTGTTATGGAAGTGAATACGCGCGTCTTACATTTCCCTATGTCCTAAATCATAGGCTCTCACCTTTCCTTTCTAGGGGAATAGATATAACGATTCCGTCTGACTGACTAGCATCTGCCGTATACCGGCTTACATTGCGGACCATCATGGCATTGTGGTTTTACCGCGTAACATTTTTGTAAGCAATCAATTCAGCCGGTTTCATTCCGCTAACGGTCGATGAAGAACTCTGTCAGATCATCCGCTTCTTCCCGCATCTTGTCGATGCCGTTTCCGTCAATGTTATGCCTGAGTAAAGCAATTTGAGATTTCCCTATGCGCTGGATGCCGTCATTTACTTGTTTAAGCTGTTCCTGCGTGTTCCGGGAATCTTTTTCCAGATTGTCTAGCCTGCCGTCTATCTTCTTGAAATGTTCAAAGTCTCGTTTCTGTAGTTCTTCAATTTTGTCTACACGCTTTTCAAGTTTCCCACTGGGTAGTTTAGTGTGCAAATAAGATATTCCCTGCACCAGCCCCACCAGTAGAGCTATAACGGCGGCAACCTTGCCGACTACCATCCAGAATGTTTCAATATCTTGTATCGCTGTCATATTGTATCAGTCCCCCGTTTTTACGAAGCAACCATACAATTCAGTCTGCTTCCGTAGTCTCTCGTTTTCGATTTTTAGATCCGTGTTTTCCAGTAGTAAGCGTCTGTTTGTTTGCTTATACTCGTTTAGTTCTTTCCGCAGGTCTTCTATCCGTCCATCTAGGTTTTCAGTCTTCTTCTGCTGGACCGGAATCACCTTCATTGTCTTTGCCCTCGTACTTCTCTTTCTTCTCTTTCTCGTATTCCTGAACGGACATGCCGATGCAAGTACCGATGAAAGCACCTAGAGCACCGCAGATTGTGGTAGCGACTGCCGTATACTGCCAGTTCAGTGCAATGCCGACAACGCCCACAAATGTAGTAAGACCTGGAATGAAATAGATTGATAACCATTTAAGAAAATCGTATACAGAATTGCTAAGTTTCATATTTGTTCTCCCTTCTCTTCAATTCAGCTCAATCCACAGCACATGCGAATCGAACTGAGCGTATCCGTGTATATTCCCGCTGCGGACCTTTACCCATTGATAGCCGTCCGCTTGGATGCCGTCAATGAACTCCAGCAGTTCACAAGTTTCACCGCGCCTGATTGTATGAACGATCTCACCGCGGATAGACTTGCGTATATTCAGCCCGCTTGATTGACAATGTATTACACCTATAGCGTCCGTTGGAAACGGGTCCACGGGTTCTTCTTCATCTTCATAAATTACGAACCATACAGGGCACTTTCTGTCCGGATTATCGGTACTTTCAACCACTATCTTTCCGTTTACCGCCATCTGCGTACTGCCGCCTGAATCGTAAACAGATAGATGATTCAATCCGACTACCAGTCCCCATGTTCTAAGGTCTGGTATAGGCGCTAACTTGCCGGCCACAACGCCGATCACAAACGAGCCGTCCGAGCACCGCATAAGCATTGTCTGTCTGTTTGGTGTTGTGATCTTTCCACGTCCGCATTCCGGAGAATACTTGTCTACTGCCGCAAACTCTGATATTTCAATGCCGGCAGGTGATACACCGAATACAACCTCTTCAATCGGATAATCCCATGAATTGAAATCTCCAAATGAGATATTCCCTTTTTTCGTTACGACCAGATCCATGAACGGCTTGTCTCCGGACAGTCCCTTTTCTGCCGGTGATACTGGTCTGGCGTCTATGTGATTGTTTGTACCGTTCAGGAAGCCCTGAACCCGTCCTAAGAATCCACCGTTTCCCATCATAAAGTAGGAAGCATTCACAATAGACTTGATCTTCTTTCCAGGCAGATAAACGTCAAGCATATTGCAGACTTTACCATATTCACAGGAAACAATACCTATGCGCTCGTTACCGGACTGCTTGTATAAATGAATATCCTGCGCACCGAATGTGTGAATCGAATAACCGTCCACAATCGTTGTTTGCGGTGTTGTGTATGGAATGCCTTCACAGTGTTTCATTGTTACACCGCCCATATTTGCGACGGTGGAGAAGCTATCACATATGAAGCAAACGTCTTCCGGTTTCAGCTCGTTGTACATGCGGTAAACCTGCATATTGGAATCCCAATATTTACAGTCCTGCACGCCTGCAGCCACTTCAAAATGAATGTGATTGCCGGTGATATGTACATCTGGATTTGCGCTGTAGGTTCCTTCTTCATACAGTGCTTCGCCGTTCTTATAGATCCTGCCTTTCGTCGGTTCTTTAACGTATAGGAACCAAGCGTGTGTCATTGCAACGGTTACGATGCGGTCCACACCGTCTGCACAATGAACCTTGACCGGATTCCCGTTTACGTCGCAGGCGGTAAAGAAGAATGTATGACTGCCCCACGGGCCGCCGATGCACTTCCAGTAATCGCCCATAGCAAACGCAAAATCTATACCGGTATCAGACCCGCACAGATCAAGTGCACCGTTTGGGTGTGAATAAGAACCACCGCTATGCTGAGAGATATTGATAACCTTCATAGGTAGGCACAAGTTATTCATATACACACCTCCAGATAAAGAAATAAGACCAGCCCTGCTCTTCTGAGCGGACCGGCCTTTGCCAGCATTAGAACATCTTTATGTCCCTGTCTCTTTACCAAATAATAACAGTAAAGCGTTGCCTTTCCTAATCCTTTTTAGGGTAGCGGTTTAGCGGATTCTCTGGTGCTTATACGCTAAATCGGCGGTGTTCTGATTGATATAGATTTGTGTTGTGTTTACGGAAGAATGACCTAGCATTCTGGCAATGTCCAGAATGTCTATGTCTGCTTCATGCGCTGTGCCTGCAAAATAATGTCTTAGCATGTGAGTATGAAAAGCAATTCCAGCGCGTTTGCCAATCTCTTTCGTTATGAAGTTAATACCTCTTGGCGATAACTGTTTATGTGTTCTCTGAGATACAAACAGATACGGTGAATCATCGTCCCTTGTTTTCAAATACTGTTCCAGTTCGTGTTTAGCTCTGGGTGTAAGGAAACAAGTTCTTTCTTTGTTTCCCTTGCCAATCACATTGAACTCACCGTGTTGCATGTCCACGTCTTTTCTTAATAAACCGCTGATCTCACCTCTGCGGATTCCGCTGCCTGCTGTGACTGCAATCAAGGCTCTGTCTCTCTGACACTTACACGCGCTCATAAGTTTTTCAAACTCTTCCGCGTTCATCGTATCTGCCTTACGGTACGGTTCTTTGATAGGGCTGACATTGACAGCTATGTTCTTACTAATGTAACCGTTATTGAATAACCAAACGAAGAATGCTAACAGGCAGCGCCTTGCGTTATTTGCTGATACTTCTGATATTTCACCGTTTGCCCTCTTCTTAAAGATGTACAGTGCTATATCCTGCGACGTAATGTCTGACAGCCTTTTCTGTACGGCCAGCAGGAATCTGTCTACCTGGTATTTGTACATGTTTATTGTGTTGACTGACATTCCCTGCATGATCTTATTTGCGAAATACTCTTCATATCCCGGCGGGTGCAGCAGGTCCTGTGTCACCAGTT